ATATTGGATATTGTATTTGAGGTAAACGATTTCGCATCATAGCTGTCATAGATCCTGCGTCTTCCGTATCTAAAAACCGACTCATGGGATCCAGGATAAAAGCTCTGTCTACGTCAGGTAAAACCCCCACCATGGCGTTAACCGCCCAAACTTCATCAAAAGTTAAACTGTGTGTCTTAGCTAAATGATAATCAATTTGACTTTGACCCATAGCTACTAAAGCTATATTTTTACCTTCTAACTCTGGTATTGGTTTTTTTATCATGGTTGTGGAGGAACTCTTAGATTGTCGTATCGAGCTTCATCTCTAATAGCTTTTGATTCTCCAAGTATTTTTAATCTAGCTAATCCTTCTTGGTATTTCGCGTCGTATATTTGAATTTCTGCAGGATTTAATTTCATAAAAATAGCTGCTTCAAGTAAACATGCGTACAATAGTGCGTTAGATGCATTTGTAGCTAACCAAGTTGTTCCTCCATCTGCTTCGTCGGTTAGAGACTCAGGTCTGTAAAAATAATGTAATTCAAAAGAAAATCCTGAACTGGGAGTCGGAGCTAAAATAAAAGTAGCATCGTCAAACTCTGCATAATATAACGGATCTCCTGTAGTCGTTGCTGTCGGAGTATAATCTCTAATCCAGGAAACGTGTTTTAATAATAAATAAGTATATTCATTACTTGCGTTTAAAACAGCTAAACTAAACGGAGCTAAAAAATCACTAGGCATTTGTAAGTATGTATTCGACGCAGTTCCTGTACCTGTTACGTTTTTACGAAAAACAGGAAGTTGAACAGACTTTAAAAGTTTTTCTTCTGCTTGCTGAATAAACGTAGGAATCGTCGCAGTAAACGTCGTTTCCGTGTTTTCCATGTAATTTTGAATTGCTGTAGTTAACCCGCTTTTTGTAAATCCTGCCATTAGCTTGTACTCACTGTTAAGTCGCCTAGCGCGCTTGTTCCTTCTTCTCCACTAAATTTACTACCTATGTTGGGGTCATCTTCAAATACCATTGCATTAGTTCCTGTTTCACTAATAACATCTGTAGAAAGATTTGTAGTTGTAACTTTTCCTAACCCAGATTGAGGCAATGGTACATCAGGTCTAGGTTTCCATAAAACTTCTGCGTCTATAGGAACTTGTATTGGATCTAATTGTGGATGTTTTGGTTCATAGCATTCAGGACAAACCCGTGCATGATCCCATTCTGTTTTCATAGATAAATACGGGTATTGCCACCCACATCTATCGCAAATAGCTAAAGCATGTTTTCCACTAGCGTAAGCCATTAAATATATCCTCTATTTGGCACTAAATGAACTGAAGATCTATCTGCGTCATATTGTAATGCGTTTACTAAATCTTTTTCATATAAAGCCTGTATTACGGGAAGTTTTTGAATATTTTTCTTAATACACAAATAATAAGCTAAACCTGAAACTAAACAAGGTATAAAACGACTAGGTATGTCTGTGTCATTAACAGAAGCTCCTGCGTCTTGTATTCTTTGCCAAGAATAGTAAATGAGTTTGTCCGTTGAATTCTCGGGTGTGGGATAAAGATGAACAACGGGAGTTGTTAGTCTTTCTAACCAAAATTGAGTTGGTCGCGACTCTGTAGCTTTAGTTGGTATACTTATATATTCGTTGCGGTCAACCCTGGTTAATTGATAATCAGTAACTGTTCCATTAACTGTCCTTTCAATATACGCATCTAGTATATCAATATCATACGAGTTTAAAGTGTATTCATTGGTTCCTTTTGTAAGAGTTTGAGTTTGTTTACTCACTTCCCACATCTGAACACCACGATTAGACCAATCTGCAAACATTATGTCTAAAGAACGCCTAGCGGTAACTGCGTCATACGAGGTGCGGGCTTCTAAACCCGCAAGCTCATATGCTTCTTCTATCGCTGTCGCTACATTTAAATTAAATGCACGAGTGCCTGATGTCGCCATTATTAATAACTTTTAATAAATTCTGCCACTATTGTATAATGATCGTGTGCAGTATGCCCGTGGGTTGTTAAATCAACATCCCCGTTTATACCACTACCCGCATTATTTGGAACTCCGCCCCATTCTCTAAAGTCGTAATAACCCGATGAGACTCCTGCTGCAGCACTGCCCCCAAGGACAAGTGCAACTACATTAGAAGTTGCGTTCCATTCAATAGCAACTCTCATACCCCCAACGTCGTACCAAAGTTGATTAAGAGTAACTCGTGTACAAGTTTCTCCTTCTTCATTAGTATTTAACCCAGAAACATCTATTTTTTCAACAGATGCTTCTCCAGACCCATCGGAAATATTAGTAAATTTATAGACTAGCCTTTTGTCATTATCAATAATTTTCTGACTTGTAACTGCGTCTGCCATTATTTACTCCTTACTCGAATGGAGTTGCTAAAGTACCATCCCCGTGTAGGAATGCTTCACAATGCCATACTGCTGCTGTAGTTGCTTTTAAGCGAATAATACCACCCACTAACCAACCTTGTGCGGCTGATCCTAAGTCAATAGTATCGTCATTACTGGCATCAGGAATAAAAGTATTAGTATCTCCCGCAGTTGCTGGATCAAATATTTGTGCAAATCCAGAGAATAAATCACTGGCATTGTCTGTATTAATTTGTCCTGCACCTGTAAAAGTTGTGCCTACTATAAATGTATAGTTAAGCCCTGCTGCGGCTGTAGGTAGTGTTACTACAATACCTGCTGCTCTATTTAAAGTGTAAACAGTCCCTGAGTCAGTTGACTCAACATTGTGTGTGGCACTTGTAATGCTGCTGATATTTGAATAAGCAGAAACATAACCTGTTGTAGTTATATTACCGCTTGAATCAATATCAAGATTTGTAGTTTCTGCGCCTGTCCCTGCTGTAACAGTTATTTGCTCAAAACCATTTTCAGACCTGACTGGTCCACTAAAAGTCGAATTTGCCATAATTTCCTCCCTCGGAAATAAGTTTTATCGTCTCGGCTTGTCTGCTAGGTCAGTCGATAAAACAAATATAATTATCCTAGTACATCTGATTGTATATCATCCTTTTAAAAAAGAAAAGGGATCCGAAGATCCCTTTAATTTATTCAATTAAATGAATTACGCTCCTGGTGAGCCAAATATGCCTCTCCAGTCACTCCATCCAAAGCTGTATCGTTCTCTAGCTTTGTATCTTACATTTCCAGTTTCAAAGTCACCTTCCATGTTAGTGGACACTGCTGTCCTAACGAAATGCTTAAGACCGTTTGGAACATCCGTTTTAAGGAAGAACGCGTCAGTATCTGTTAGATAATGATTTACTGCATAGCCTTCTGAGATCATTCCCATATTGCGAAGTGCATTTATATCATTGTCTGAAGTACCAACTCTTCCTGGTGTTTCCAGTAGTCTGTCTGCAGTGAATTGCAAAGCAGGTGGAATTATTAATTTCCTTGCTTGTGCATTGATCTTAAGATTTCTTTCATCTTTGAAACCAGCAATATCAATTAGTGCTTGTTCCATTGATGTTTCATTAAGATCGGCTGCTGTAGATAGCTCATTTCTCATGTCCACGTTAGCAACTGTTGGGTGATCGGTAGTCATAAGTGCTTTACCGTCTCCGCCCACATACGATGAACTAAAACCATTGTTCAAAACATTAGCTGCTTTGACTTGTTTTGTTTGTTGCATCGAACGTGCTAGTGCTCTTGTATATCTTGAAGAAAGTGTATCGTAGAGATTATCTTCGATAGCTTCTTCTGTCAATGCAAAAGCAAGTGCTACAGTTTCGTGAGAATATCTTGCTGTCCAAGATTCTTGTGCTGTGTCATATGTGACAGCGGCACCTTCACCTTTTACAGAAGCTTCACCGAAGCCTGTTAACATAACTTCTTCTTCAAAAGCTCTTTCTGAGTTTTCGGTGTCGAAGATGTCTTCATGCTCATTATTATAACGCTCGTACTCTAATCCGAAGAGTGCGTGCAATCCTGGAACTAACTCTTTTACGAGTTGTGCTCTGTTAATAGCCATTAATTACTCTCCTAATTAAACCGCGAAGGTATTGGTTGGGAATGTGAAGTAAGCTCTTGCATAAGCACCTATCGCATTTGATGGTGCCAAGTTAAAACCTACGCATAACGCCACCCCAGATGAAGTTGTCGCAGTAGCACCTTCTTTCGACCTACCGTTGGTTGTAGAACCAGCTGTAGTTGAAAGAGTGTACTTGCTACCGATAAAACTTACAGCAGGAGTACCTGCAGTAAATTGAGCTTCGTAAACGATCCCTGGATCGCTATAAACTAAAGCTTCGGCATCTGCACTTCCTTGAGTAGCAGTGTCAGCAGTCCAAACTTTTGAAAAAGTTGGAGTACCGTCGGATGCTGTGTAATACACGCCGTAAAAAACACCTATGGGAGTACTAGTCGCCGTGCCTTGAATGACATAACCACTGGACAACGACACTACATCACCTGAAAAGATGGATGCATTAGTTGCGCTTGCGATTCTCATACGAGCAGGACGAATAACACCACCATACATGTGATATGCTGGCGTAAACCCGTTTGGGGCATCTGTATTAGCCATAATATACCTCTATATATTTATATTGTTGTTATTAACCGTCGGATTTATTCCGACTACCAAATTGAACCTTAGATGTTCTTTGAATGTCTCCATCCTTTAATGGCATCTTCGGATCGCTTTCTCGCAAATAATTA